GTGCAGCGATCCCCGCAATCTCCTGTGGTGTTGGTTCGTTGTCTTGCACGAAGTCACGCACAACCTTTGGTGCAGGCACACCCTTCGCAGGATGATTCTGCACATACGGTTTCGCTTCCTCAGCCCGTTTCGCTTGCACAGCAGGCAGGCTGGTAATCGTGGTGTTGTCTGACCAGTCCTGCTTAGACCACAGACTGAGTGCGATACCAAAACGCATTGCAGCGTTGCGCAAGAAGTCACCGACAAGTTCTTTGTCCAAATCCTGTTTGTCTGCACGAACCGAACCAACACCCAACATGGACTTACCCAACAGTGTGAGTGTTGCCCACATTGTTGCTGTGCCGTTCTCAACATTGATTGCTGGTCTGCCGTTCACCCATTCAACAGGCTGCCAAGACCACGCTGGATCAACCTCAATCAGAATCTTGGTGATATCAGCATGACTGACATACGCAAGGTTGATTCCGTTGCGTGGGATAGTTCCCACAATCTTTGGATCTGGTGTCGCATACTGATCTAGTACTGCACGCAACAGTTGTGTGTTTAGTTCCTCACTCATTTTCCTTTTCCTTTCGTTACACGCATCACACGAAATGGTGCGCCCTGTTTCTCATATTGACCAACTAACTCTGGATGATCTGCACGCAACTGCTTCGTGTCCAGTGAAGCCTTGCCTGCTTGCTGTTTCCATGTAACCAGTTGCACACCATCAACAGTGCCAACCTCATTGCCCAACATCATCTGTGCAAGCGCATCCTTTGCCTTGCTTTCAAGATCAGCAGCCTGCTTCGCCAACGCACGAGCCTCCTCCAGTTGCAACGCCCAATCAACTGCGCTCGCAGGCAACTCAACACTGGTGGGTGTTGCCTTCCAAATGCGTGCGATATCGGTTGCACTGAAGTTGTTTATGTCCTCATCCATTGGATCACCATCAACCCAACCACCGAACACAGCAGTTTCAAGTCTGAGTGTGTCAATCGCCTTCGGGTTATCAGGCAACTGCACGACTGATATGCGCTGGTCACGATCCAAGACCACAAACCACACAGGCACTTGCAGCACAGCCATCTGTGCATACCCTTGCCAACACCATTCCTCTGGCAGATCATCACTTGTGTAGATGCTGTAACGGGTTGAAGTCTTAGCCTCAACCACCACGCTTGGATTCTGTTCATTGTCCACACCATCAAGGCTGATTGACAAACGCCCATCACGATAGATCACCTCTGGCGTGAAAATGTTTGTGCCAAGAACCCGTGACGCTTCCTCAAGCAACGGCTTCTCCAGCAGGTTGCCACGCCTGAACACGGCTGTTTCCTCCTGCTCAACAGGCTCGTTCACTTTGTCAGCAAACAATTCGCCTCTGGTCTTGTATGGGCTTGCACCCATCAACACTGGAACATCAGATGCACCGAACACACACCTGCCATCCTCGTCTTTCCATCTCGCCAGCAACCAATCCTTGCTGCCATGCTTCTGTTTAGGTATTACTTGCATTTCCTTCTCCTCTGTTTGTTGTTTGATCTCAGTATGCCCAATGGGTGTAACAGGGTTATTTGCGCTCACCCCATTTGATGTTGTATGTCTCAGCCATGCGCACAGGCTTCAGATGCCTGCTGCACACTGGCGGTTCACTCACCTTCACAAATGTTGTGATCCTGTTCCCACATTCAGAACACACCCAACGCTGCTCATTCCCCTTCCGCATCACTTCACCTCCTGATCGCTGGCAGGTTCAATCATCTCACGATATTTCGCAATATCAATCTTGTACGCACGCTTCATGATTTGATTCTGCGACACACAATCCTCTGTGCCATCATCAAACTTCAGAATCATCTTGTACTCATAAACCTTTTCACTGTCACCACGCTGAAACCATCCACACACCTGATCCGTTGTCTCAATGCTCACAATCGTTTTCCACATCCTGTTGTGTGCAACAACATCACCCACCTTCATAATTCTTGGTGTGCAACGCTTGTGAGTTGCGATTTCCTCCTGCAACGCTTTCCATGCTGGAAGCGCACGCTCTTGAATCGTGAACCCTGAACCGTTGCACTTGAAGCACCTTGATCCAGTCACAGTGTTGAATGAATAATGTCCTGTTGCACCGCAGCGTGAACATTCATCAAGTGGAAACCCATTCTTGTTGAAAATCTGACCATCAATGATTTGCACTTCAATCGTCATCTTGCGCCCCTCCTCTTGAGCAGGGGCGTTTGCCCCGTACATCAAGTATGCCCTGCCAGCCACCCCCAAAGCAAGTCAATAAAACCCGTACAGGCATAGGCTTTGGGAACAACCCCACCCCGTACTAGGGGGTAGGGCGTTCAACCAAGCCCGTGACGGAGAAGGAGAACATCACGGACAAATCTCACCCTAGATGTTCAGTTGCATCCAGTCCACTGCCCAACACACGCATTGACTGCACCATCTCAACAGGAACAGAAAGCACACAATCAAACTGATCGTAACTATTCTGCGACTGCGACAAAACAATATGGTTGGGTTTCACTTCAGTTAGCAGAATCCCACACGACACAACCACACACGGGTTCGTGTCAATCGCATCTTTCTCAATCCAAGTATTCGTGTCAGCGTGCGCATCATGCCACACAATCTCAACAAAGGTTGCCATCACAACACCGCCAAATCCGAAAAGTTACGAACATCATGCCTTCCCACAAGGAATGTTAGAACACCAGCAGTACTCCACACACCCTTACTATCTGCGAACCATTTGCTTCCACCATCCAAAGATGGGCATTGCAAAGAAGTGTATGCACCATGATCAATGATCTCCAGATGATGGAAATGGGCTGTAACCCACAGGTCAGGTTCACGCCCTTCCTCACGCAAAATCTTGATTGACTGCGCATTAAACCAGTCCACCTTTTTCCCTGAAATCTTGTGACCGTGAGCGAACGCAACCTTCACACCTGATAACACTTTCGTTGTCACCATCTCATCATGAGGGATAGTCCACTCAAGGTTGGGCACATTGTTATCCAGAATCCGATACAACGCATCTAGCAGGAAGCCACCACTGTTATCTGAATCGGATGTGACCTGCTTTCCACCTCTGCGCATCCATTCACCATGATTACAAAGCACACCCAACACATCAAGGCGTGGCGTTAGTGGTGCGAGCGTGGTGATTGCTTTCGCAAACAAATCAATCCCCAACAACAACTGCTGGCGTTGTGTGAGTTCCACTGTGAACAGTTGGCTTGCATAGTTCCCGTCACAACCCTCAAACGGATCACCCATGTTCGTAAAAGCAACACCTTCAATGTTGTGTCCTGCACGCTGAAGTTCTTTGATCCGTTTCACACCTGCATCAATAGAGGCTGTCATGCGTTCCACTGTCGCTGCGACACCACCACCAGCCGATTTACCTAGTTGCAGGTCAGCCCAATTAAATACAAATGTGCATGGCACACCACTAGAAGGCTTAGGGATGGATCGGGTTGCTGGTTTCCATTTTGCGACACGGCTGCGCAACTCACCAATATCCAAATCCGTCAGCGTTGCTGTTCTGCGTTTGAACCTTGCCTTGTATGAATACAACCAGATCAGGTCACGATCACCATTCTCTAATCGCTTAGAGGACTGCCATTTGCTCATGCGTACCGTGTCATCCACAACCACAAACACTGCAGGATCTAAACCGAAGCCGATCAGAACTGAAGCCCAATCCGTTTCCAGTGTCAAAGGTTTGTTGATTGTGCCTGTGGAAAGTTCTCCACCATCAGGTGTTATTTCTGCCCACGCCTTACCGCCATCAGCAGCAGCCTCGTTGATTTGATCACCCAAACTCATCAGATACCTTCTCTCATGCGCCAACGGATTATCGCATTTCTTGTAATCTCAACAGCGTTATCTTTCAGGACTTTCTCCAACACAGAAGGCGAAATCGTTGGGTTACGCAAAGCGCACAAAAGGTCTGCCCTATCCTCCCCTTGCATTGATTGAATCGCCAGATCAACTGTAGATTTTTTCCCACCAGTGCTAACTGGCGTTGCCTCTATCTGCTTCAATAACTTTCCCATTGTCACCTTCTCTGTGATCTTTAATGTGTCTGTCTAACTTGTCATCAACCTTATTCAAGCCCTTGTAAATCATTTTCAGTTGCATCTGCACAACAGCATGATCCTCACGGTTCTCCAATCGGGCAGCCTTCGTTTCCTTCTTAAATGATTGCATGAAACCAACAACAATGCCACCAACTGCTGTGACACATGCAGCGATTACACCAGCAAGCCCGACATC